CCTCTGGGTTAGCCATCATCATTGCAGCAAACTGCAATGGGTGGTTGAACAAGGTTGTAGATCCACCAAGGAATGAACGAACCTGCATATCACCGATGTTTCGTAGGATGTATGAAACACGACCTACAAGAACTGTCTGCTTAAAGAATGAATCAAAGAGATCAGTAGTTACTGTTCTGAGTTGCTGTGCATTCTGTGATCCGGAGAAGAGGTTTCTTGTCTTTCCTGTGAGCTGACGGATTGAGTCGATGTCAGGCCACTTGATAAAATTTGCAAGTTGAGAGTCAATAAGTGGATCCAGTTGTGTGAACTTCTGGGTCTTTCCAGCGACCTTAAATTCTCGTGTGCCGATGTCCTTGCCAGCAACCTGTGCCAAGAACTTTCGGTTAGCATCTGCTTCCTTCTTAAATACTCGAGCCGCATCATTAAGCATACGGATTTGTTCTTCTGTTAGGTTAGGAGCCTTCTCCTTAACCAAAGACTTAAGTGTGTCAATGAATACATTGAAGCGTTCAGTTGAGGTTGTAGCTGCCATCATGGCCTTAATGGATGTCTTCTGTAATTCAGCAGATGCCTTAAGGAATGGCAAAGTGTCATTCATTTCCCTGACCAATGTATCTACATCGTCTAGGTGAATAAGATTTCTAGTAGGTGCAAACCGTGTGAACGGTGCAGTTACTTTATTGCTTCTCAGGAACATTCTTGCTTCGTTCTCTGCATTGAGCAGGAAGTTAGCAAAACCTTCATGGTGCAACTTCAATGAGTTAGGTGCATAGAAACTTGACTGGAATTGGATTGCACGAGATTGAACTGCAAGTCCAACTCGTGTTCCACGAGATAGTTCTAGTCCGACTTCACCGGCAAGCAAACCCATTACTTCTTTTTCAGAAGTAGCAGCAGCCAAACGCTTGGCTAGATCAACTGTGATGTTGCCATTCATTGCTCGCCATAGATCATCGTATTGTTCTGGGCCATAGTGGATAGCAATAAACTTTGCAGCGTTCTGACCCATTGGGCCAAAGAATGCTTTAGCAGCTTGTTGATAATCAAGGATCTGCTTACCACCTACGGTCATAAGACCGAACTCTGATTCCATTGCTAGCTGCTTGCGACCTCTAGCCTCTTCAAGAAGCATACGAGCTTCATCATCAGACTTAACTCGATCTTGAACATACTTAAGTTTATTTCTCCAAGCCTCTTCAGCTTTAGCAAGTTCCTTTTGGACACCATTTGTAACCTTGCCCATTTCTGAAAGCTCTTTGTTTATATTAGCAAGTTGTTCCATGACTGTAAGGCGAGGTGCTGCTGCACCTTCGACTAGACCTGTAACTTGCTGGGTAATTGCACCTTTAGTTGTAAATGCTTGAATACCAAGATCGTTGATGTCAGGTGAGTTGATAGCATCAGCCTTGAAACGACCAAAGTCAGAAATCTTTGCATCAAATGGATCTACTGTCCGTGGGAAGTAAGCGTATCCGCCTCCACCTGCACCACGAGTAGCACCAACATTTTCAAATCCTTGGATACCGGATCTCTCATATGCTGCAAATAATTGTTCTGTAAGTCCAGCCTTCTTTGCTGAATCAATAAGTTCTGCGTGTGTTGCACCGGGTGTATCAATTACATCGAGAACACCTTGCAACTTAGATTCTTGAATACCAGCAGCAGTTCCAATGTCAATAAGATTAGAACCAATCTCGTTAGATACACGAGTTGCTTGTGGTGAATCTCCAGCCTTAACAAGACCTGTCCACTTAATAAGGCGTGGCTTCTGCTTTGCTGCTACACGAACTACAGCATCTAAGCCATTGCGTATACCTTGAGTGGATGCACGATCACCCTTCTTAAGGGCTGCTTCTTCAAGTGTATGAATAAGTCCGGGAGCCAACTGTTCTTGTTCAACAAGTGTTTCTCCTACACGGACTACTTCATCAAAACCTTTAGTGTCAAGAATGCTTTGAACTTCTGCTGCACGACCAGCAGTATTAAGTTCAATACGGTGAGCCATAAGGTCTTCAGCCTTACGAGCTTGTCCAACAAGTTGACCTTTTGTATCGGTTGCAGTTTTAAGTCCTGCAAGTAAAGTATCACGCTGTTGACGGAGTTGACCGTTTTCTGCATCTAATAAATCTGCTTCAGACTTCGCTTTGTAATAAGTCTGGTATGTGTTATCTACCTGTTGAGAGATAGCATTGAGATCATCTTGGTGTTTGATGATGTCTGCTTCAAGCATATTGATGTCGCCTGATGCTGCTCGTGCTTCTGCACGAACCTTTGTAACATCTCCCATGATGTCTTCAACATCACGAGCTACAGCCTTGATCGGTGCTGCCTTCGCTTCTGCTGCACGAGCTGCGGCCTTTGGCCCAACACGAAGTGTTACGCCTACCTTTCCAGCTTCCTTACCGATCTTAAGTAAACCTACACCGGGAACATAAGTAAGTGGGTCTGCTGCAAGATTAAGAACGAATCCTGAAATGGCTTGAAATGTACGAGCTGCTTTAGTCTCTGGGTTATCGAATAGTGCTTGTGTAAGTCCACTTGAATAAGTCCAAGGAACTCCACCCTTCATTGTAGGGCCAGCAGCGATCTTTGCATTAAGTAATGCTTTACCTACCGCAGAGTTTTGATCTGCACCAAGAAAACCAGTACCTACATCAATCTTGCCTGTTTTGAAAAGATTGATAAGAGCTTGTCCTGTTTGAGTCTCATCAAAAACATTCATGCCACCCTTACCAGATACACCGTTACGAACGCTGGCTTCTAGCATTTCAAATGGTGTTGATAAAAGCATGAAAGCAGTACGAGTAAGTGGTGCTAAGAAGTCAGCAGGTGAACCCTTCTTTGCAGAGTTCTGCTCTTTCAACTTAGCAGCAGCAGCAATGGCTGCATTACGCTGTGCATCAATCAATGCTGATCCATCAAGTGTGGTCATTGCATTGGCAGTATTACCACCAATAGGCGCTCCAGACTTTGTAAGGCCCATGACTGTACCGACAGATGCAGCAGGGTATGCCTTAGCCATAGCAGCTAACTGCTTGGCAAAATCAGGACTTAAATACTTTGATTGTTGAGCCTGTATGTATGCATCATAAGCTGCTGTTCCCTCTTGAGGGATAGAACTTAGCGATGCACCGAGACTACCAGCACCAAATGTGCCTCCGGTTTTTCCCGCCATTAACGCTTCTCATAATCTAATCTTTGACCTAATCGAACCAAGTCTGGGTCTGGATATAGGGCAATAAGCTGACGAACAAGTGTTGCAGTTTCATCTGGTGCAGTTGGTGGGGTTGGTAATACTTCATTTCCCGGGCCAGCACCGAAACCTGCACCATATGTAATCTCTTGATCTACATTGGGATTAGGTGTTGAAAAATTACGAGTGGGCATTACACCACTTGAGAGTGATCCCATTGATGTTGCTGCTGCACTTGTTTCAGTTGCTGCTAATGGAACTCCGGGAGCTGTTTGTAATTGTGTGAGTTCTGTGTTCTCACCATATGCTCCACCGGGAATAGATTGTGCTGCTTGCCTACCAATGTACGGGCCATCAGCCATCTTTAGCCTCCATTTTTTCAATGTCTTGTGTCATCTTCTCCCACATATACTGTTTCTTTGCTTCGTTAACAGAATGTGAATGGATAATCTTTGTTATCAATGAGAAGAAATCTGCGAATGAATAACTTATTTTATATAGTAAATCTGCTATAGCGTAAACAAAATCTATTTTCTTTGCAGGGCGAGCCATGACAAACATATCATCGAGTTCATCGAAGTTATCTTCTGACATTGACTCGCCCTCCTAAGATTGTTACTTAGCTTTCTTACCTGCTGCTGATGCTGACTTTCCGACATCTCCAAGCTTTTGCATTCCTGCTTTGCCTTTTGGTTTGCCAGTTGCCATGGTTGGGCCCTTAACTAATGCTGGGGCTACTGCACCTTTTTTTGTTCCGAACATATTGCACCTCCAGATGCGTTTTAAGCTGCCCCAGTTAGGGAAGCTAAAAGATCTGCCATCGGTGGGGTTCCACCTTGTGCTAGATCAGTTCTACGAGAAAACTGGCCGGGGCCAGCTACCATTTGGGAACCGGCAGCCGGGGCCACGCCCGGAACCCCCATAGGAGGTTGCGAAGCACCGGGGGCCATCCCAGTCGCTGCCGGTTGTTCTACTGGAGCAAACGCTTTTGCAACGATTGACTCCAATGCTTGACCTTTTGCTCGACCTTCAATGATGTCGGCGAGCCTCTTAACAGCTTCTGTTGGATCCCCACCCTGAGTAGCAAGCATTGGGATTGCGTTTGCGTATTGTGCTACTGCGGTTCTTAGTGAGTCACGAAGTTCTTCGATGTCAATTCGTTGTTCTTCTTGTGTGACATTGATTGAGAATGGAAGGTTACGGCGAAGGAAGTCACGAGAAATTAACTTATCTCCACGAAGTTGCAATCCAAAGATTGCAGCACGGTTTGGATCTAATCCTGCCATGAGACCATACTGAACATCTACTGTGTAATCACCGTTGATGTCTCGTGATGGTGTGTATTTTAATTCGTATGGTGTTCCATCATCGGATCCACGAATAGTTTTTTGTGCTGAACCGAATACTTGCTCATCTACACAGAACGCAATACCGATAAGGTTTACAAAGAAGCGAGCAAAGACTGCCTGTGCTGCCTTGATCTGTGAATCAAAGCCACCCATAAGGGCTTGAACGCCACGACCTGTGACAATAGATGCATCGATCTGACCTGTTCGGCCTTCCGGATAGCGAGAACCCATACGAAGTTCACGCTCAAGTGCCTGTGATTCAGCAAAGACTCCGTTAGGAAGTTCGATTGGAACTCTACGGATTCTTTCAGGTGTGTTAGATCGAAGCAAAGCATCTGGCCCAAGGGTAAATTCTTGGACATCTGGTGGGATAGCAATAGGTGCATTGACTGACTTCTTCGCTGCTTCAAGTTGAAGGAGTGCAAATCGAGCCTTAGCCATCTGAACTGGTAGAACATCATCGAACTGACCACGAGTTTGACCATCAACTGTTGGTCGTTCTGCTACATCTACAAGGATTTTACCTAAAAGATTGGGAGTATTAGATAGAACTAGGTTATCTAATTCCGGTAAAAAGATTAAATCTTGATACTTATCATGGTAGCGAACCATGGAAATCGTAGACTTCATACGATACTTGCTATTGATTTGGGCTTTATACTCTGGATACTGGGCAGATAAAGACTCTGAATCAGACATAATGATCTGAGCCATAGAGGTTACTGAGCCAAAGCGATCCTTTTCAAAGTAAAGACCAAAAGGATTGAGCATACGAATGCGTGGGTTATTGGTGTCAAAGTCAATCTCAACCATACCTGCTGCAAAGCCATAGGTGTAATACCAGTCTGCTGCCTGATACATCTGAAGTTGTAGATCAGACTTGTTGGCATAGTGATTGGCAATGCGTGTACGGATCTCGGCTTTTCTACGAGCTGAGTCGGAGGTCATATTGGATGAGGCACAGTTAATTGCTGGAAGAGGTGCAGTTACCTCGGCAAGGTCACGAGCTGCAATATCAATCATGTTAGCGATGAGTGGCTTCGGATACTCATCAGAGAATTGACCGAAGAAGACATCTTGCATACGACCTTGACGGACAGCAAGAACATCTGACATACGGCGGTCACGATCCATGTTGCGTGTTTTAAGGCGTTCGACCTTAGCTGCAACTTCTTGAACTGAAAGCATTTTTCTCCTTATGCCAAACGGCGATCTGCGGCCCATTCATCAAGGTTGATGACCTGTCGCTTTTCGGCATCTGCTCGGGTGAGGAATTCATTATGTACAAATTTTCCGCCGTACTCACCAAATTGGCAGATCTCTCTTGCTCTAATTTCACAGAACCAAAGAGCCATAACAAGGTCTGTCTTGTTTTTAGTCTCTGGCGACCAAGTAACTAACTGGTCAATAAGTAATCGGATGCCTTCATGTCGATCTGAAGGTAAGTGCATCAAGTTATCTCGATGGTGCTTACCATTGGATTCAACGCTACCAAATAAGGTAGCCATTGCAGCGACACCAAATCCAACATCCCACTTATTTCTAGAAGTAGTGTGTTCCCTAAGAAGCACACCACGACTTGATAACCATTGCCGTAAATTCTCATCCTGTGTCAGATAACCCTGAAAGGCGTTTCGTTCAACCATCCATTCGGATGGATTGTACTTTTCCGTAAATGTAGTGATGAGATCACGGATAGCTTGCGGTGACGGTTTTGTAATCGTAGCGGCATCCAAGATGTATCTCTTCTTCCGTCTACGGTCTACAGCTATAACAACTGCCGCCGTATCACCAACTATCGCTGGGTCAAGCCCTGCGATTATGGTGAGACCTTCTGTAGTCTCGGGGTGTCCGGGATTGCCCGGCACGATTGGCCCGATCATTCTCATTCTGTCGATAGAACCTTTAACGCAAGTCATGTTGAAGGTTGAGTCTTCATCAACATCTGCTTGCTGGTAAACCATCGACCAAGTCTTTGGGTCTAATGCACTTCTACGCATGGATAGATACTTGCCATCCCAGCGTGGGTATAGACCATCTTCATCTGCTTCTTCATCGCTGCCCTGCCAAGGGCGATCCGATTTAGGCCAAAGTGTTTTCCAGTCGTTCTGATCTTCTGCAAACTCTAGGACTGCTGGCATAGCCAGATATGTCCAAGGTGATTTACCTGTTGGGTATCTCTCACCGTTACGGAGTTCTCTATAGAGGTCAATGGAATCTACTCTAGTTCCAAGAACTAAAAGCTTGCCGGTAGGCCCGAGTCGAGTTAGGACTTCCTGTTGAATCCATCGAATCTGTTTTTCGTATTCGTGGGAGTTCGACATAGTCACACAGTCGTCTAGGATAATCAGGTCTGCTCTCGCACCGTATACCTGTCCTCCGATACCGATTGCTTGAATCGTAGGATCCTTCTGGTCTGAGTCACGCAGTTCGTCTCCGAGGTAGACTTGCGTAGCCTGCCATGTGGCTGACTTAGACTTGAAGCCTGAGCCAGCAGCGTAAGCGAGTTGCAGCTTCTGCCACGATGGGTGAGTCAAACGCTGTTTAATAGC